CGCCTTCTGCAGGTCGTCGACGACGCCGATGTCCATCCCTGCGTACCAGCGGTACTGACTCGCCGGCTTCGGTAGCTCGTCCTCGTAGATGAGCCAGTTGCTTTGGAACACCTCGCCAGACAGGGCGTCGGGATCTTGCTGGTTCTCACGCCGCCAGATTGCGACGGAGTCATCGCCATCGATGAGGTCGTAGAGGACGGTTTCCGGCGGCCGATGCTCCGGCCAGAGGACGTCAATGGCATGGTCCGGAATGACGCCGTTCGGAGCCACCTGCACGCCTGATGGGAGATCAGCGATACTGCCGTACACCCCGCCATCAGTCCCACGCAGCGACCACGCCCGGTTCTCGACGATTGGCCAATCTTCCTCGGCGATGGCCTTGTGCTCGATCACGGACCAGCGCGGCGAGTCGATGATGTCCGTCGCGTAGATGTCCTGCGGATGCTTTCGAGTGCCGATCACCGCCTGGATCGGACCGCCTTCGATCTCGCTGTCATCGTCCGGGAGGTTCCGCTCGTAGTCCTGCCAGTAGTTACGGACGTTCCGACGCTGCGTCTCCGTCCGCTGGTTCTCCCAGTCGACGATGTCGTCGTAGAGGATGACATCGAAGTGCTTCCCTGTCAGCTGAGACTCGAGACCGTAGGGAACAATCGTCGGCTCCTTGTGATCGTTCGCGACCGTCTCCAGCTCCGTGTCGGGAACCGGTGTCTCAAGTTCGACGCCGAACGCCGGCGCGTAGTGCTCGACGTGCTCCACGACCTTCTTCGTTCGCTCGGAAGCCAGGTCAGCCGTCTTCGAGACCACGGCGACGCGCAGCTCCGGGTGGCAGAGGATGACCCACGTCGGAAAGACGACACAGACGCCGTCAGACTTACCCGACCCACGAGGGAGCAGCGCGAGCATCCGCTTCGGCGCGTGCTCGAAGTCCGGATCGATGGCCTTGTAAAGCGTGTTATAGACCTTCTTGAGGTGCTCGCCAGGCAGATGCGGATAGTCAAACAGGGCATCCGACGCCAGCGTCGGGTGGGCGAGGGTAGCCTCTGGCCCCTCTAAGTCCGTGGAGTTGAGCACTGACTGAAGGTCTACGCTCATGTTTGTGGCTCCCCCTCCAGTGCATCGACCATTTCGCGCTTGAGGTCGGTCGACAGCGTCAGGTCGATATCATCGATCGCGTCGGCCTTCTGGGACTCCGGATCCTCGAGAAGGCCGAGATCTTTGAGCCACTGCCGGCGGTCGGTTGAGAGTTTCTTCTGTGCCTGCAGGACGACCGACTCCTTATACGTGTGCTGGTCGACCGGGCCGACTTCTTCAACGTGGTCCTTCTCTGTGTTTTGCTCAACCAGCGGGTTGTCCGTCTCCAGCGATGCCGGCCTGTCGGTCGCCCAGTTGTCCAGAACGACATCTTTCACATGGGAGACCGACAGCCGGAAGAGTTCGCTTTCGAGGCCCAACGGCGGCCCGCCGTGCGACGCGCGGTACTTCTCGATGTAGTCGGCGAAAATGTCGTCGGCGAGCGCCCGAAGAGGGTCGTCGAGAACCTGATTGTAGAAGCGGTTGTGATCCGCGTAGGCACCGTGCTTGACCGCATTCGTGTTGTCCTCAGAGGCGCCGCCGTCGTTGCCGTCGGCGTTGTCGTTACCCTCGGGGGCGCCCTGGCCATTGTCACCACCATTGCATCCGCCATGATGCTTGCACCGGCCTTCCCCGACGTGGTCCGTGCCCCGGCCTGGTGTCGACCGGCAGAAGCCGACGAAGACCGTCTCGTCGTCGCGCTTTTCGGTCCGCTTTCCGAGGCAGTCCTCGTCAGTTGGCTCCAGCGTCGGGACCCCCTTCGAGGGCGTGCCGATCAGCTCGTCTTCGTTGACGTCCATGGGCATAATGTTGTTTTCAGTATGAGAGATTCAGCGCCTCAAGCACGCGCTGTGTGCGGTTCGACGGGGTGTAGCCGGTAATGAACGCCCGGTGACGGGCCACATCCCACGGGATATCATCTCCATCCGCCGGAGTGGGAAGCGAGAGGTCGACGATCGCCTTGGCCTCGTCCTGAAGAAACCAATGTGCGCCTCTGTAGGAGTCGTCAACGTCTGCCCAGTCTAGTCGGTACACCTCGAGTCCAGAGTCGGTACCACCCTGTGCATGAAAGTAGGCCTCAGCCAACACGTAACACGCGCCGGTGATCGGGTCCGAGTCCGTCCGATAGTCCTCCTTTCGGAGATCCGGGTTGTCACGAACGTGCTGCCGCAGCTGCTTGGCAATATCGTCCGGTGCAACGAGTACCTCAGCCATGTGAAAACGTTTCCGTGTTCAGCGTCGCGTCATGCGATCTTCGACCTCGTCGGCCGTCGCCCGTGCCACTTCTTGGATGTTCTCGACGGCGACCGTTTCTGGTTCCGTGTTCACGCCGCAGTCCTGCGCTTCCAGCGCCTCAGCAGCACGCTCGAAAAGGTCACTCCAAGACTCTCCCTCGTCCATGTGGACCGCAAGCTGGTTGAAGGCGGCCTCGGAGACACTGCAGTGCTTACGGCTCATCGGTAGGAAACCTCTGTCGGATCGAGGAACGCTGAGGAAAGGAGCCAAGCGTTGACGTTCTTGCAATCATAGATAACGAGTTCGGGATAGCCGCGCGCTGGTTCGGTGTTCCGGAACGTTTCGATGTCTTGCTTCGGAGCCTGACCGGAGGTCTGCTGATACAGCCACGGTTCGTCGACGGCCTCAACGACGCAGAGGGCAGCGTCGACAGCAGTCGCAACGTCGTTCGTGATCATGCGTGTATGTACCCCTGGTGACATCTCGGAAACGTGCATTCAGGGCACTCTCTTTTACCGTGGTCAAGCGTCGTGTCGTCGTTTCCACAGTTACGACAGTGCCACTGTGAAATGAGGAGCATGATCAGACCTCAAAATTTCGGGTGTCGATTGGGAAAATCGCAGTCACACCATCGTCGGAAAGACCGAACGATGTTGCTATATCTCTGTGTTTCCGTGGTGAGCGGCCACCCAGACTCTCAACGAATTCACCGGCAGGCTTTGGACTTCCGCTGAAGATGACTGGCGGGCCATCCCATGGTACGCGGCCGGAAATGTGGTGATGGCCCGCCAGTGCGACGTCAAAGTCGTGGTCCATCACCGTACCGCGCCACTCGTTCTGTCGAGCGCTCGTCTCAGCCTGTGGCTTCCGGTGCTGTCCGTGCCGAAGATGGCCGTTCACTGCGCCGTCTCGCATCGAAAAGTTGCGGTAGGCCTTGGCCTCTCCCAGCACGAACTGGACATCGTCAAGGACCGTGTCTTGGGAGTGTTCGCGGATCGCGGCGATCGTGTTCCGTACGCTCTTGTAGAGGATTAGGTCGGCGTTGGCTTGCCGACTCGTCCCAGACGCTCGGTGCTGGCCGTGGTTGCCGACTTGGCAGACGACCTGCACCGACGGGAAGCGCTTCGCGAACGCCTTGACCTGCCGAAGGAGTGGCGCGACGAGAGTGTCGTGTTGTTCGTCCAGCCACGCGTCCAAGTGCTCGAACTGTCCCTCGTAGATTCCCTCATTGGTGATGAAGTCACCGCCCCAGAGCAGATGCGCCGTATCGTACGTTGAGCCGTGCTTCTCGGCGAGGGAGAGCGAGCGCTGCGTGACGTGGTCGATGATGTCGGGGACCATCGCCGTCTGGTAGATAACGCGACCATCGTCCTGGCGAACGTGATCACCGGCGTGGATGTCCGTGAGATGGGTGACCCAGTCCTCGTGATCGTCAATCGCACCGAACTCAGTCCGAGGCCACTCCAAGCGCTGGAACTCGTGGACGAGTTCGTCGTGACGAGCTTGCCACCAGCGGTTGGCCTTTCGCGTTCGCGTCTGCTTGTGCTCGCTAGATCGGAGATGGTCCTGATCAGGACCGATGTAGTTGCCCGCGTCGTCGTCTTCGACCGACCAACCCTTATCACGGATCGTCTGGAGATGGGCCTCAACGGCACGTTCGGAGATCTCCAGCTCGTCGGCGAGGGCGTCAGTCGATGACGGAAGTGAGCGGTAAATGAACGATTCGCGTTCTGTGAGGTCTTCGCGACCGTCATCGTCATCGGACTCGTCACGATCAGCACCGGCGCGGTGCCGATCGTCGGCGTCGCGGTCGTACTCCAGTTCGACGCCGTGGTTTTCTGCTAGTCGGTTGCGGTAGGACTGGACCGTTGTGGTTGCAATGTCCATCCGCTCGGACAGCTCGGCCGTTGACGCCGGCAGGATATCCAGTAACTCTTTCAGGCGTGGGGCGTCGTCCAGCGAGGAAGCGTTATCTTGTGTCATCTCGAAGGCGGTCGCGTTCGGTGAGGTAGCGGTGGATAAACTCGGCTCCGCGGCGGAACGCAGCACTGTAGACTTCGTCGTCAGCCACGTCGGCTTGCTCTTCGGCGACTTGGAGTGCTTCGTCGATGTCCTGATCGGTGATGATCGACTCAGCGCTCATCTCTAATCGCGTTTGATGTGCCTGCGGAGAGAGCGACCGACGCGTCGCAGGACCGGTTTGAGTTCGTCGGCGTCGGCGATCTCGCCGGCGGCCTCGATGACCTTGGCGTCGGCGTATCGATAAATGAGGATCAGCGCAAGCATGACCACGGCCGTCAAGCCGGCGACGTGCTTGTATCCCAATGTGAATTGCTTGTATGCAAACGGTGCGAGTGCTATCAGGAGGCCCACGACAGCGTCCCGGGCCTGGCGTTTTGCGTTCGGCATGATTACGTTCGTGAGGTTGTGTCGTCCGGGGTCGGATCCTGTCGCTCCTTCAGATCGGCGCGTGCTTCCAGGACGATGCAGGCTCCCAAGCCGATGAAGATGAACAGGACATTGGCCGCAATGGCGAGCCACGAAGCAAGCCGGACATTTGTGATGGTCAGTGCTGAGCTGGACATCAGAAGCGAGAGACCAATCAGCGCCATCGCAGCGACATAGGAGGCGTCGATCGGGTCCTTGTGGATCATCTGGAAGTAGATCGCACCAGAAAGCCAGATGACGCCGGCGAATGCGCCCAGCACGTCAACGAGCTTACTCATCGTCCTGCCCTCCCTGATCCTCTCTGGAAATCGTGATGTTGAGCGGGCTGCCCAGCAGTCCCTCGGTGAACAGCAGATCGACGCCCAGGAGGACCGATGCAACGCTGGCCAGCAACAACTTGTCGGCGATCCCGAGCGTGACGTTGGGATCGACCGCGTCGATTGTGACCAGAGAGAGTAGCAGCACTACTGCCAAGCCGCCGGTGAGTGTTCTGATACGTTGTTTGAGCGTCATTCATAGGGAGTACCCCGGTCACGCGCGACCGTGTTGTCAGCTCTGTACAGAGTGCCGAAACGGGGTGGAAAGGGATGGTGGGGTGGTGGGGTGTGTTGCGGCGTAGCGGAAGCCACGCCAGTCGAGCAGCCCGCCAGAAAAGAGCGGACGCCCGAACGCCGCCGTGGGGAATCGAACCCCGGCACGCTCGCGTGACCGTCTCGGGTTATCCCCGAGCTGGTAGGTCCCACGAGCGCTCCCAGTCGGCGGCAAGGCGGCTGGATTTGGTTGAGTGATGATAGTGCACTCGGACAGACGATCCGCCTACTTCGATCGACGATGCCGGACAAGCGAAGCACGACCAGCCGCTCATGTGTCGATACAGACCCTCGCCTCAGGGAATCACCCATCATGAGGTCATCGGGGCTGTCTCAGTCGTGTCGTGGATCAGTTCGGATAAACTCCAGAATGTCGTCGATCTCGTCCGAAGACCACCGGCCAGACGCCTCGGCCACTTCGGTGTTGATCCCGACAGGGTAGCCCGAGACGACTTTACCCTTAGCGGCGTTGACGACGATGATGTAGGTCACTCCGCCGAACGTCTCACGAAGCTCGTACGTGCAGCCGTCCTTCTGGATTGCCTCACCCCGTGTGATGCAGCCGTCGACGATCTTGCCGTCCAGGTGGCGCGGTGGGCGATCGTCATCGTACCGGTCGGGAAAACGTTCTTGGAAATGGATGGTTGGACGGTACGCTGACGGCTCGCGAGGAACGTTCGACGTTGCCGCCATATGTGTGGTGTGATTATAGCGCTCGTCCGACCGCCAGCTGCAGATCATCAGTGCGTTCGTACTCACGGTGCAGCGTCTCCATGCAGATCGCGTCGACGTCGTCGTCGCCCTCGAGCAGTGCAACGAGTCGGCCAATCGCGGCCCGATCGGCGAGCGTCGGTTCGTGATGGGTGTGATCAGTATTTCCACAGCGCTGACAAATGGTGCCCGTGATCACCGTATCGCCACGTTGTTTCTCGCCTTTTTCCGCGTTTTTCGTGAGGCACTGATAGCCAGTGGCAGCGTCGCGGGTAATCTCTTGAGAGTAGTATTCGAGTGTTGGATTGCCGTCCTCGTCGAACGTCCAGCCATGACCACGCTCAACGAACTCGAAGTCCGGCTTCGGCGAGGTGACTGTCTTGAGTCGACGGAAGCAGGTCACACACCGGCAGTGGTCGAATGTCAGCGAGGCGAGCGTCTGCCGGCCCTCATGGCGTACCTCACAGCGCGTGCTGCAGTACTTTCCGTGCCTGAAGTGGCCCCGGTAGCCGAACTCGTCACACTCGGGGTGCTTACACTCAACCGTCTTTAGATGTGATTTGGACGTGCTCATGGCTGGCAAAAGGGCTTCGCAGTCCCCCTCTGCAGGGACGTGGTTAGTGTGCAGATTAACGGAGGTAGCTTGGTTGATTACTACGGTCTGATGTTTTTTAAATC